TGACACCACAGCTTCGTCCACTCGCAGCATCGCATCTGGATTTTCGGAAGCCACAATGATCTGGCCCAGTGCAGCCTCTGCCTCGACCTGACCCATGTCCACGAGCAAGAGAGCCACGTCCCCTTGGACTACAGCAAAGCCTATATCCTCGATGGCCGCAATCACCGTCGCCAGCAAACCCGGCGGAACCGCTGCCCGCTGAGTCTGTGCTTCAAAAACCGAGTCCGGAATGGTTTTGATGGCTTGAAGGGCCGCGTCCTTGACGGCAGTCAGGCGATCCAGCGAAAGCGCCTGAAGCTTAGATTCCGCCCGGTCTAGAGCATCGGCGATTTTCCCAGAACGTCGGGGAGCCAGTAGGATTTTTTTTTTGCGCCTGACCCGCCGGGTCATCCGTCCATCGTCACCCTCATCATCCTCCCCGGGGGGGAGTAGGGCCGGGGCGGGGAGCTGGGCCGTCAGTGGCTTGGCTGGTTCCCCGCCTTTTTGGGCAGCAACCAATGCCGCCACTGAGTAAATCGCCCCACCCGGGGCCACGATGATCGGACCCAGGCCAATGGGATTCTTGCCGCCTTCTTTTCGGGCATCGTCCAGGTCCTTCATGCCCCATTGAATCTGCACGGCATCCCGGTCTGCGGTTTCTTTCGTCGTACTCCTGGAATCTTCGTCCCACACGAATTCTATCCGTGGATATCCGAGCATGTGCTGCACCAGGTGGTTCATCAGATCCTTCCACCAGATTTTCCAAGTCTCTAGGCCCTCCTCGATGGAAATCTGTCTGGACGTTTCTGCCGTGGCCCGATTAATTTCCTTGACCAAGGCTTGCGGGCTCATGCCCATGGCGAAGGCGATGATGCGGGCCAACCATTCGTCGAATTCGTCTTTCAAAACATCGGCGTTCATCTGAATCACGTCGCCTGGGACCATGTGGACCCGAGACTTTTCTCGCGTGTTTCCAGAAAGAATCCCGTTTAAAAATCCAGAAAACTCCGCGAGCTTGGCCGGAGGCCAGTCAACCGGGGATTTCAAGAAGGCCGTGGGCCAGGAGCCATCCGTGTATTTTGTCAGCCGTGTGTGGTCACGTTCTATCGCCGCCGCCGCGATTCCGAGAACCATTTCTGTCACGCTCAGACCGTAGAGTTTCCAGACCCTCGGGCTCTTTACCGACTGGACCATTTCATCAGCCGTGAACGGTCGGGCTGGGGTTCCCTTGAGGACCTGTGTGTAGGCTGGGCCGGGCGGCAGGGGCCGCTTGCCATAGGCGTCTACCTGCGGAGTGATCGTAGCCCCGTCGATTGGATCCAGACTATAAACACTCTTGCCGTCGGCGGCCAGCCGCCTGTAGATCGTCGTCGCGTCGGTCACGAAAGCTTCCTCGAGAAGCATCCCCATCCAGGTTCTATATCCGTGATTTTTGTCGGGGCTCCTAAAAAATTCGGTGACAGCTTTTACCTCAGCGTCCTCTGCGTCCTTGTCCCCTTCCTCCAGGGTCCGGAAGTGATAGCCCCGGGCGCAGAGCGCGTTCTTTCGGTTCTCGATGACCAGACGAAGAAGGGTGCATCCGTCCGCAAATTGGCGCAGGAGCTGAAAAGAGATTCCCGCGCTAGAAGGTTCATTCGTTCTGGGTTGCCAGGTGACATTAACCAGACTGGGGTAGTCATAGCGTCGCCCCCCGGTGTCCGGGGCCCCAGCTGGCCTCGGCTGGCCTGGACCGAACCACGCATCGGCCGCTTCCTGGCCTGTGATGTTCGGCTGGGCTTGGATCGGCTGAGGTTCGGCCGGCTTGGCGTCGGGCGACGCGGCACTCCGGGTCGTGGTCTCCCGGCCCCATGCTTTCCAACGTGCTTCGAGCTGTCGTCGCTTGGCTTCCGCGATGGCGTCAGGCATGGGCAAGTTCTTTATAAAATTCGAGCCAGTTATCGGCGGAGGTTCCCTCAGTCAGCTTTTGGTGGGCGAGGATCATTGAGACGAGAATATCATCATGATCCCCGTTCGGGAAGATCTCCCATTCGTCAAGAAAGGCTTTCGTGTGAGACCCCCGAATCAGTGTGACATGGCCGCCCTCAGCCGCCGAAGCAAGTGGGCCTACAAGGATCTCTGTTTTTTGGCGTTTGGGTTCTCCGTGGACTTCCCATCCGGCCAAAACGTGCCGCTGGTAATGAGATATCAGACTGATTCCCGAGGCCCCGGGCTCGACCTCCATCCAGATGGGGACCTTTTTGCCATCGATCTCGGCCTGCTGCCTTATCCGCGCTTCCACGCCAGCCGGGGATTCCCTGAATCGCAGAGGATCATAGGCAAATTGCCCCTCGGCCGTCAGTCCGCCGAGGGTCGCGGCCGTGTAATCGCGATCCTCACCGTCCTTCTCCGCGGAGGCCGCGAGATCCCATGCCCTTAGCTTTTTGACGCAGCCAGGCCATTCGCCGGAAATTTTGAACCACTCGGCCTTGAATCCCCCCCCTATCCTGGCACTCCAGTCCCCATCCAAGAGCCTCCGGCGGGTGATGGGGTCGAGGCCTGCAAGTTTTGCCTCGTATTCGACACGATTCAGGTACGGGTTGTCTCTCAATTTGGCGGGAAGGTAGGGATAGATGGACGACCGCAAATCGACGAAACGGCTGTGGACCCACTCATGGCCCACGCCCCCAGGGTTGGACGCGAAGCGAAGCTGGGCCCGGATCGGAAAATTGTCGGGCGCCCTGTTTCGGGTTCGGACGGCATTGACCATACGTTCCTTGAATTGTGTTACCTCATCGATCCCCACGCGGACATAGCCAGGGCCCGAAAAGTTTTCAAGATCCCGCTCCGAGTCCAGATGCCCCGCTTTGATGACGCCCCCTCCACCGAAACGGAGAATATTCTTTTGGCCGTCGAAGCGGACCTCTTTCCGGGCGATGAAGGGATTCAGCCACGTCAGTGCCAGGTCCAGAAGGCCCCCGGGATCTGAGAGCTGGATCGCTGTCCGGCGAAGCATGAGCGCGGTATAGCCTGGAACATCCACGTATTGCAGTAGCCAGAGCAACAGGGCCGCCGTCTTGGCCCCGCCAGCGGCCCCGCCATACATGACCTCATCATGTTCCAGCATCAAGAAAGCCGTCTGCTTCGGCGTCGGCCTGAGTGGTCCCATTGTCCCGTCCGGCTGTCGGCATATGATCCTGGCCAGCCAGCGGTTCCACCGGGGCCTCTCCATCAATCCCTCGGCTTAGGAGCCTGGACCTCCTTGAGTGCGGCCACAACTGCGGCGGTTTCGCTTTTGCTCAGGACGATGGCCCCAGGCTTTTCATCGCCCCCTTTTGTGACGACCTCAATCTTACCGCCGATGCACAGATCAGCCAGCTTCGCAGATGCCTTCATGGCCCTATCCTTTTCCTCGTCGGTGGGCTCGATATGCTGGTCATCCTTGTCCTTCCGGGGGAACCCGAGCCTGACCTGGCGGGCCAAAAATCGCAGGGACATACCAACATTTTCCCGCAGGTATTCCTCGGGGACGTCCATCTTGTCCCAAAGCGCTTGTCTGAACTCAGGGGTTTTCATCTTTCGCCCCACCCACGCCCGGTTCAAATCGAGTGCCTGAGCGATCTCCCCGATGTTCATGTCCGGGTTACGGAGCTTCAAATCCAGGATTTTCATGGCAGTGTCATCGAGGAAAGCGACAGAAGAAATTTTCTTGGGTGATGCTTTTTTTCTAGCTTTTTTCGCCATTCCCAATTCTACCTCATCTTGGCTGTGTTCATGCCTTCGTCGCCTTGGCCCCGGTGTAGGCTTCCCAACGGGCGACTGCGACGGAACATGCCATGATTTTGTCTTTGCCGAAGGGCTTTTCATGTATTCGGATAATCTCAAAACCATTGGCCTGAGCCCATGCTTCTTTCCTTGAATCCCGCTCTTTTGCCACGTCCGAGCTATGCCAAAAGGTTCCATCCGCTTCGAGGAGCAGAGGCGTGCCTTCGATCTGTCCATCGAAAGTCCAGTGACCGATTTTAGGAGTTCTTCTGATCGGCATACCATATTTGCCCAAAAATTCCATTACCCTTCTTTCAAAATCAGATACTCGCCGATTGGCCAAATAGCATCGATGCGAACAGTACATTTGCTTGCGCTCGCCAAAATCTTTTATAGATCGAAACTCCGCTTTGCAGGTAATGCATTTTTTTGTTTGTGCTCTTCTGAGTTGTGGACATTTTTTACCTAGATTCCAGGGTGGTTTTCCAAGCTGGGATTCGGATTTGCATTTATGCGAGCAAAATTTCATATCCAAATGATCCAGAGGCCCAAAAACTTTTTCACAGTGCAAACACGCTCTAAATGTCTGGGATTTTCTATTGCCCCCGTGCTTCCCGCAACGCATCGCCAATTTTGCCCCATCGAGTTTTATATCCACCGCGATCAAGAATGGCCTCCTTTCCCGAAATCATGCACCATCTTATAACACTGACATCACAATAAATGGGCTCGATCTCAAGGGCGAAGCACCTTCTCCCGGTCTTTTCGGCGGCGATCATCGTGGTCCCTGAGCCAAGAAAAGGTTCATAAACATTCCCTGGCCATGTCTGAATGCCAAAAGCCGGGAGTGCCACTGGATATTGAGCTGGGTGCCCATCTGACCCTACCTGGCGGCCAATTCGTATAACGGAATCGGGTATTTTCGTGGGTTGCCCCGAAGCCGCGGGATTCGAAAAAGCCTTAGTTTTGCCATTTTGCCCACGCATGGTTGATTCGCCCGTATTTCTTGGCTTTATATTTTCAGGCTTTTTGTCAACCCACTTTGCTGGTCGCACTGATTCCCTGTTGAAATGAAAAACAAACTCATGAGATGGGGCCAGCCTGCCATTCCAATCCCCAGGAAGCCCGAATCCTTGATCCCACACATACCAACCGAACCGCCTCCATCCCTTCTCCTGCATCCAAATAATCCATTTATCCCAATACGAGACCCATTCGTTTTTCCTGTGAATAAGCCCGATGTTTATCAAAAGCTGAGCATCTGCCTCTACGGGCAAGTTGGAAAAAACACCGCGCATGAGTTCGTCCCAATCGTTTATTTTCTTGCCATAATCCCTCTGCTGTGCGTAGGGTAGACAGGTAAAACACAGGCCCGCTTTCTCGCCCCCCATGAGCCTGGCCACGTCCTCGGCCTTCGTGGAATCCCCGCATAAAATCCGATGATCCCCCAAAATCCACAGGTCCCCAGGTTTGGATATCGCCGTCTTTACCTCTGGGATTTCGTCGGGGTCTCCCCGGTCGTTTTCCTTGAAATACTCCTGGGCGAATACCCCCATGTCGATTTCTGGGAATCGAAAGCTGTCCTCTATTTCGGGTAGGCTTAGGTCTGCCTCGGACATAAACTCATAGAGGCCCTGGGATTCGACGACTCCGTATTGGGACGCCGCCGCCAGACATTTCCGCTTGGCTTCTTTGATGTCCTTGGCCTCGACTTCGCAGATCGGCAGGGGGGGTATAGTCCAGCCTTCTTTGTCCCTCATGTTTTTCAGGGTCCGGCATCTTTGATGTGCGTCCAAAATCCAGGCTTTCCCGTCCGGATCCCGCCAGATATGAGCCGGAAAACTAAAGCCAAGGTCTACGATGGACTTCTTGAGCCGCTGATAGTCCGCCTTCGATAGCGTCTTGAGGTCCCCCTGTAACTCGGCTAAATCGTCCAAGTCCATCACTGCGGACCCCTTGCAGGCGATCCTCACGGTCCCCGCTGATTTCAAGTCGCGATCTTCATGCGCACGACCATGAGCTTTCCGTCCTCGTAACCGAAGCTGTCTTCGATCACCAGAATCTCATCTGGTTCTCGGGCCTCGGTTTTCGGGGGACTTTTGGCTTCGGGCTTCTCTTTTGGAACCTCCGGATCGTCCATTCAGACACTTTACCACTGGCATTCTGGAATTCGGCCAGGATCTCCCCGAGGGTCAGGGGGCCGAGCTTTCGACACTTTCCCAGTGGCCGGACCTGGCAAACCACGCATCCATCGTGATCGCCTAGGTTTTTGGTCTGATGCCAGGCTTTCGACGGGCCTGGCCTCACCGCTTTTTCCTATGGCAATCCCGGAGATGCCCGCAGGAGGCCCGATTACAGACGGGCTCATATTTCGATCTTCGTGGCATGAAATCCTGGCAGGGCTTCGCCAGGGTCACGCATTTGCAGGGCCAGGACGCCTTGCCGTTCCATCCAGCCAGCTTCTCGATCTTGGAACAGGCCAGACAGAGATCCCCGACCGGGGAGGGCCAGCGTTCACCCTCAAGACGGCCACATTTGGCACAATGGGAATCTTCAGGGTCCGGGGTGGGGGTCATCGCTGGAACTCTGGACAGGGGAGCCCGACCGTGGCGAAGACTTCCTTCTCGCTCCCCATCGGTGTCACCTCCCCGGTTTGTAAATTCGTGAACCCGGCTCCGTAGACATTCCAGGTCAGCCCCATCTCTAGGGCCTTCGTCGCTATGGCTTTGTTTTGGTCGTAGGGTCCTGTCCGGCAGACTAGGCGGTTGAACCAGTATTGAGGCGGGCTGGAAAAGAAGTCCACCGGGATTCCGCTCTGTACATCTAGCCCCAGCTTATTTTCCTTCCCCCACATTTCGGAGCCCTTGACGTTCCGGCGCTTCCTCAAGAAGCCTTCCGTGATCCACTCCGTCAGCTCCTCGTCCACTAGGTTTCTTTCTTTCCCGTCAGGAATTCCGAATAGGTCCACTCCATCCCCCTCCTCGATTCTAGGAACATAAAGGATCTCGACGTCCCCGACCTCGGACTTCCCCCGGCGGATGGAACCTGCTATCTGGATTCGATGGCAGTAGGGCTCCAGGTCCTTGATGATCCGCTCCGCTACCGCCTGGGCTTGGGCCAGCGGGAACCTAATCCCTTCGCTCATTCCTTCTCCCCCTTGGCTTCCTGGTAGGCGGACCGGGCCTCGGACTTCTGGAGGTTGGCCTGAATGCTGATCGTTTTGTTTTCACCTCTCGCCAGTTTGCGAACCCTCTCGGCTTGGGCCTTGAATCCAGCGGCGTCCATCTTGTCCGCCATAAACTCAGCGTAGGCCACGACTTTCTTTTTATCTCCGGCGACTCCCCCGGCTATGATCCTCATGGTCTCCGAGAGAAACGGTAAAGGCCCTTCATTCCTTCTCGCCTTGTTCGCTCCCTCTGACTTCTGGAGGTTGGCGAGGGCGGACTTGGCTTCAATAAACGCTTTCGTCGCTTCCGCCAATTCCAGCGGACCTCTAGCCGGAAAGCAATTAGCCAGCCTCACCGCCGCCTCCTGGTAGTCCCTCCTGGCCCTCGATGTCTCGGTGGGGGGCGGGGTGAGGATGACTTTCAATTCTCCCGCCCATCCCTTGACGGTGACCAGCATTTGCGGGGCGTCCTTATCGTCGTAGTTGGACTCCAGAAATCCAAGGATCACTTTCGTCCGGCGCAACGCTTCGGCTTCCCTCTCCCGCATCCCCTCGACTCTACGGGCCAGCGTGTCCCGCTCCGACTCGGCTTTTTCGGCTCGGGCTCTCCATGTTTCGTTTTCCATCATGCCCGCATATTGTTCAGGAGTCATGGAGTTTCGCAGACGCTCCAAACGCTTTGGGTCCAACGCTTTCTCGGTCATGGTTTTCCCCTCCCCTCCAACAGTGCGTGGATCTCCTCCACTACCTGATCCTTGATCGCCTTGTGGTTCAGCAGGGCTTGGCGAACCTTGAGAGTGTGCCCGTAATCGGAGTGGCCGAAGATCGCCGTCTGGAACCCTTCATGCCAGGATTCCTTGACCGCCTCTTCGACTAGGGCTTTTAGTTTATCGTCGGTCTCGGTCATCGCTCGTAATCCGTCATTTCGAGATACCCACATCGGGAACAAAGCCCGTCTATTACCTCGGCTACAACCTTCTCGCATTGGATACATTTTTGAACCTCTACCGCCGTAAGCTCGCTCATGACTTCTCCTCTGGCGTATAAGATATCTTCGCCCGGAAGGAAGGACTGATATCCTTCCCGAATTTCTGGATGAAGGCCGCCTGTTTCCGGAGCCATTCGGCTATCCGTTTCCGTCCTCGATTGCTCATCCGATTTGCGTCATAGACAAATATCACGGCCATGGTCTTTTCTTTTTTCATTTTCTCCCCTTTCTGTTTAGACGGGCGGAGCGGAAATATCCAGACAATGTTTCCTTCGGACTACTTGCCGTTGGCCCCGCACCTACCGCCCCGTGTTTGTGAAACAGCCATATACCCTTGTGGTCTCGGATTAGGGAAGAACCATCCGGCATCCTCTCGACCACCCGCCCCAGGGCCGCAAGTCGGATCGTTTCCTTCGACGCCTTCTCCGGGGATCGCAGAAG